GTATGTGTAATTGTTATGCCAGTACCTTGAGTAAGGTCAGACATGTAGTTCCCAGTTGTGTCTGTTCCGAGCGCAACGCTATTTGGCTGAATTGTTGTGGAAATAGTTGCATTTGTAGAACCGTCAAACGACACAGAACCAGAAACATCTCCGCTTAGAGAGATTGTTCGTGCTGTTTCAAGTGTTGTCGCAGTAGATGCATTTCCGGTTACATCGCCAGTTACGTTGCCAGTCAGGTTTCCGGTAATTATCCCAGCTGGAGCTGGTGCAACAAACGACCGGACTGGACGGATGTAGTACGCATTATTTTTGTACGGAACGTTTGAAATTCCATCAATAAAACTTTGGAACCAAAAAGCATCATTACTGAACTCAGAAGAGCTTGAGTAATACGAAGATAAAAATCCTCCGATAATTATTTGATTAAGATACAGTTCATTTAATTCATCCTTAGATGGTAGGAACCAATCTGAAAAACCTCCGTAGGCGTATTCGTCACAGTAGACAGCAGCCGAAGTTGCGGCCACGTTGCCTACTTGGGCAACAATGTCTGCCGTGTTCTGTTGACCGGTTCCAATTGCTGTTCCGTCAGCACCAACTACCGCTGTCTCCGCGTTTCCGAGACCAATTCCTGGGTCTGTGTCTGTCGCCCACTTTCTTAACACTTGAGATGCAACTGGTGCAGCCTCAAAATATTTTCCAGTTGTATTTCCAGATGTTGATGGAGTTATAAATATTTTTCCACCAGCCGGACCAGTATCACCGATTGCATAAGAACTCACGTTCGGAGACAAGGTTATATTCCCACCGCCAACGACATTATTCGTAATATTTAGCGAGTCGGTTGCAACATGAGCGAACGAGACAGAAGCCGTAGTGCCAACAGCCTGACCTATAGCAATTGTTGGGGTTGCTGACTCCCCGGAATTATTTGAAAGAGTAACTCCAGTTCCTGCAACCAAGGACTGCACATAGCTACCAGTCGTGTCGGCTCCTAAAGCAACACTATTCGATTGGATGGTTGTAGAAATATTTACGCTTGCAGAACCATCAAATAAAACAGAACCAGAAACATCTCCGCTCAACGCAATTACCTGAGAACCAAGTAAATTTGAAACGGTGTCGCTATACCAGTCAAGTCCATCGAACGCAAGAACATCACCAGCATTAGCTTCATCAGCATAAACGTTGTCAAGCTCTTCGACTTTTGGAAACTCTGGAGTAAGGGTTAACTGAATCCACGAACCTGAATAATAAGTGTAAAGTTCAAGCTCGCTTGAGTTGTACCAAAGGTCGCCGACTTTAATTTCATCAGTTGGTTCCGTGTCCGAGACTGTAATGAAGTGGATTGTTTCATTAATCCAAGCAGAAGCAGAGTTCTTGTAAACAAGGAAATCTCCCTCTTCTACATCACTGATTGTTACGTCGCCAATGTCGTTTAGACTGTTGATTGTCGGGATTGATGCCCACTCAACTCCAGCAGATGCTGAGCTACTTGCTTTTAGGAAGTAGCCTTCTGCTCCAACACCCAAACGAAGAAGGTTGGTTCCATCAGTGACGAGTAAGTCACCCTTGGTGGTGAGTTTGCTTACAAGTTCATTGGCTTCATCTGCGTCGTTGGCGGTGAATACTGGGTAGATGACAGAGCCAATTTGGTGCTCTGAAGCGGTGGTGTCATCCTGAGCTCTAACGAGAGTGAGGGTTGAACCGGAAATCGTTGCCAGACACTTTTCTTCATAAATAGAAGATGGATTGATGACAACATAAAAAGGGATACCAGCAATTGATGGCCAGCCAGTGGTCGCTGCAATGTCAACTGTTGTTCCAACATTCGTCAAGAGTGTTGTTGTAGTCGTATTACGAGCCGCGCCCGAATATTGTTTACGTGTATATGCTGCCATGATTACTCCTAGTTTACTTCATCTCAACTAACAAGGGCCTGAATACCCCAGTACCCAGCAGTAATGCCTGATACTGGGTCTTGGTCATAAGTTGCAAATCCTCCGGATATACCAGTTCCACTTGCGGTTCTAGGCGCAGTGTGCAGACCAACTGCAGTATCTCCTGCAGTAGCTCCGCCGGTACCAGTTGCTGTAAGTGGAGTTGTTATTAGTTGAGTTGTTGACTGCGAACTTTGACCATGTGCTGATGCTGTTCTTAGGATTGTCAGCAATTGAACTAATGATGATGAACCAGTTCCGTCGCCACTCGCATCTCTCGGAGCCGTATGTAGACCGACCGCTTCATCGTTGGCCGTTGCTGAACCTGCTCCTGTAGCTGAACGCAGATTCCCATGAAGTGTTAAGTTATTAGAACTACCGACCCCAGAGCCAGAAGCGGTTCTGAAAATAGTTCTAAGTTGTTCGGATACAAGTTCGCTGCTCTGACCAGAACCATCCGCAATAGCAAAAGTCGTGCGGAGTTGAAGCGTGTTTAAAGAAGACCCAAGCCCAGAACTAGATGCTGTGCTGAATAGAATCTTGAACTCATCAGTGCTCTCTGCTCCAGTGCCGGAGCCAGTTGCGCTTCTTGGGGCTGTGTGTAGACCAACTGCTTCGTCTCCAGCTGTCGCTCCACCAGATGCAGTTGCGGAGCGGAGATTACTGTGAAGAGTCGTATTGCTTGACCCACCAGTTCCAAAACCTGATGCAGTGCGTGGAGCAGTATGCAATCCGATTGCAGTATCGCCAGCAGTCGCAGAGCCAGAGCCATATCCAGTTCGTAGATTCGAGTACAGAATTGTGTTATTCGAAGTTCCAGCACCGGAACCAGAAGCAGTTCTAATGAATGTTGTAATAATCGATGCTGAAGAATCACCAGTTCCAGAACCGTTTGCATCTCGTGGTGCAGTATGCAAACCAGTTGAATCCTCTGAACCCTGACCTGACGCGCCTCCTGTTCTGACTGGAGTCTTAAATGATGCAGTACTTTCTGAACCGACTCCATCTCCACTGGCTGAACGAGGTGCGGTATGGAGGCCAATCGCTTCGTCATTAACAGTTGCTCCACCATCACCGTATGCGGTTCTAATTTTTCCATATCTAAATGATGCAAGAGACCCAGACTGTCCTGATGCTGTTCCAGTTCTATAAACTGTGTGCAATTGCTCTGAAGTTGAAGAGCCGCTTCCATTAGCTGAAACAGTTCTAAAGAATGTGCTCTTTTCTTCAGATATTTCTGAACCGGCTCCGTTTGCTGATGCAGTTCTAAGTGAAGAATGAAGAATTGTTGCTTCATCACCAGCTGTAGCTGAACCAGAACCATATCCAGTTCTGATATTTGAATACAGAACAGAGTTATTTGATGAACCAGTGCCCGATGCAGATGCCGTTCTCAGATGAGTGAACAGCTGAGTAACTGATGAATCTCCATCGCCATTTCCGCTTGCTGTTCGTGGCGCTGTATGCAGACCATTTGAAGAATCAGAAGATTGTCCTGCTGCAGAACCTGTTCTAACAGGTGTCTTGAATGATGATGAGTTTTCAGAACCGCTTCCAGAAGCACTTGCAGTTCTGAGACTTGAATGAAGGATTAATGCAGTGTCACCTGCAGTTGCGGAACCTGAACCTTGAGCGGTTCTAAGGTTCGAATGAACGATTGAGTTGTTTGATGTTCCAGAACCACTAGCTGAAGCAGTTCTAAGATGCGTGTGAAGGGCAGAAACAAATGAATCGCCATTTCCTGAACCGGTAACACTTCTTGGTGAAATGATAAGTCGTGTTGCAGACTCGCTTGACGTTCCATCTGCAGTTGCTGTTCTTGGGGATGTGTGCAGTCCAATTGCAGTTGAACCACTCGTTGCGGAACCAGAAGCTGAAACAACAGATGTTCTAACTCTTGTTGATGATTCGCTTGATTGACCTGAACCAGTTGCACCCCTAGGTGCAGTATGTAGTCCAATTGCACTGTCTCCAGCAGTTGCCCCACCTGATGCGCTTGCAACTCTAAGGAATGTTATTACTTCACTTAGGTTGCTTGAAGAGCCAGTTCCATTTCCTGTTGCGCTTCGCGGTGCAGTGTGTAGACCAGCAGAAGTGCTATCCCCATTGGCCGAAGCAGAAGCTTGTCGTGGAGCTGTATGAAGACCAATTGCTTGGTCTCCTGTCGTGGCGGAACCAGAGCCAATGGCCCCTCGTGGAGAAGTATGTACCGAGACAATGGCGTGGCCAGATGTAGCAGATGCTGAAGCGGTTCTTATCGCCGTATGAAGTTGCGATACGGACGAAGAACCGATTGCTGTAGCGGAGGCAGTCTCCGATACTGTTTTGAATCCTACATAGAACGACGACGTCCCTCGGAACGGCTCCGAGAAACTAATTATCTCTTGTTCATCCATGAGGGGTCACTCCCCTTGTGGATTAGTCGAGTGTTAGTGTAAGAGAAGTAATCTCGAAAGTGTCGCCTGCAGTAACTGAAGCGTTTGCAGAAAGAGCACCGTACCAGAGGCAGTTGCCAGCTGTTGAGTTGTCCCACATTGACCAATGTGAGTATGTCTCTGTTGCAGCAACGAGAGTCCATTCAACTGTTGCTGTTGATGCCTTTGAGCCACCAGAAGCGGCACCAAAAGAAACTGCCTTACGGGTTGTCTCTGTTGCAGCGTTTGATGTTCCGGCTTCGCCTGGGTCTCCAGTATGAAGCTTGAGGTAAGTAGCAGAAGCCGAGTATGCCGAACCCGAACCATCCAAGGTATCGAGTAGCTCGTTTTCTAAGTAGTTTGAAATTGTCATGTGAATGATACCTTTTCGCTAGGGGCCGGTTAATACCGCTTGCTAATAGAATACACCTATGGAGTGAACTCTATTTGAACAGTTAGGTCCATTCCTGGATTTAATGAACCAACAGTGTCAATATCAACAGTTATGTAGTCACCTGCAGAAAACTCTTTGATATTCGGTGTAGACGTTGACACAAGAGTTTGACCAGCAAAAATTTTGGGCCTGTTTGCTTGGGTGGTGAAAACGGTTGTCCCATTTTTGTTCACATCTATGGTTATGTCCGCCCCTGTTGGCGCTGTACCAACAGATGCTCTGACGTTTCCGAGAGTAATTGGCCCTGGGATATAGAACTTTGCCCTACCTGTTCCCACGCTCAGGGTTCCAGGAACGGTAAAAACCTGCACCTGGTAAGTGAACTGCTGAACCCCTGGAGCACGCGTGGTTGTAACAAGAACCCTATTTGGGGTTTCCGTGGTAATTACTTGGACAACATTCTGCGTCATCGCGTCACCTCTTTGGAGAGGATAAAGTCACCCTCAAGAATTCTGTCTACTTCATTTGAGGGCGAGATTATCTCAATGTCATAAACGCCGGATGTTGATATCGCCCTGGTGTCCTCGGCCCGTATAAAAAGATTTATCGTTCCGTCATCTGGGTCTGCATTCCCAAGAATTATTCTAAATGTTGATATGTTCTCAGTTGTCAGGGTGGCAATTGGTGTTGCCGAATCAATGTACTTTCTAACCTGCATTCTTGCTGTGTATCCAGTTAAGTCCCAAATCAGGAATTCTGGGCAAACTTCTGGGTCTTCGCAATCCCCTGGATAATCCGGGTTCGTGTATTGCAGGGTCAGTTGGAGGTCAAAAGTTGACCCTTGCTGACAAGTTATATTGTATTTTCCCGCAACCATTGACACGGTTTTCTCCAATCATTGACCTAGAAGATTGTAGATTAGAACACGTCGACTTGGTCGGTAGTTAGCATCAAATTGCTGAAGCAGAGTCCTTATTTGGTCCGACCTTCTTGAGACCCATTGACATTGCCACTGAGAGAGCAACGGCTGTAACTCCAACTTTCAAATTGCTCTGGTTGACCAAACCATCAAAGTCGGCTCCAGTAGCAACCCATGCGGCAAGGTAGGCCTGAAGAAAAGTTCTGACTGCTCGCTCAACTGTGTCTTTAACAAATTTGCTTTCCATATCTATCTCCTCAATCTTTCGGTATACCCAATTTACCACACCTGCCTACTCTGCAACTTTTTGGATTCTGCTAGAGTCTCGGCGTGGCTCCAAAAAAACGAAAACCAACAATCGGTTTCTTGACCAGCGACTGGTCATGGGGGACTGACCCACTTCAGCCAAACGGCTGTGCATGGTATAGATGCAAACTGCCTTCTGACGAACTAAACAAAAGGGGCTGGTTCACTACCGTTGGTTTCCCTGGTTTCAATCCACAACGCGGATTTGGGATGGTTGTACCAGGGGATAAGGCTGTTCACGGTTGGGACATTATTGTTTTCAAGCTTTTAATGCAGCGTGCGGTTTTAGAGGCGATGCCGCGAGCCAGGGAGCTTGGTCAAAAAATAGTTGTCGACATAGATGACTGGTTCGATGGTTTGGCTGTAACCAATCGCGCACATGCAGCAACTGACCCCAAAAACAATCCAGACAATAACCGTGAAATTTATGCTGAAATAATCATGCAGGCTGATGCGGTAATTACATCAACTCCGTTTCTTTTTGATTATTACGCAAAGAAGCGCGACAACGTATTCCTGGTTAGAAATGGGATTGATATTAATAGGTGGAGACCACGAACCCCAAGAATGAACCATCGGTTAAAACTCGGCTGGGTTGGTGCGACCCCGTGGCGTTCCAACGACCTGGAGACACTTTCGCCGTTTTTAGGTAAATACCTAGTGAGCAGAAAGATGGGTTTTCATCACTCTGGACACACATTAAACGGAGCTCCATTTGCCAATAAACAACTTGGGATACCAGACAACATAACAAGAACCTCTCCATTAGTTCCGATTATGTCTTATCCAAAACTGTTTGAGCCAATCGACATAGGGATGGTTCCACTTAGCAATGTCCCTTTTAATCATGCAAAGTCGTTCATTAAAGGTCTTGAGTACGCAGCTGCTGGGGTTCCCTTTATATCTTCTTACTCTCCTGAATACAAATACCTAGCCGATAAGGGTATTGGCAGAGTTGCCTATACGGCAGATGACTGGATTTATCATCTTGATGAATTGAGGATAACTCAAATCAGAAGAGATGAAATAGAGCACAATTTAGAGATGCTGAAGGATTTTACAATAGACAAAAGAGGTGAAGATTGGGATGCCACTTTTAGGGTGATTTTGGAAAAAATATAGGCCACCGTAATGAGCGATATAGATTTTACATTTGGCATAATCACTGTCTACGAGGACAAGCAAAGACTTGACGAAATAATAGACAATATTCGAAGTTTAAAAATTCCAAGATTTGAAATACTTATTGTTGGTGGTGGTGACTCATCTGGTATTGATGGACCAGACATTGTGAAAATTGACTTTGACGAATCAGTTAAACCAAAGTGGATTACAAGGAAGAAAAACATTCTTGTTCAGAATGCAAAGTACGAGAATATTGTGCTGATGCATGACTATCACGTATTTGACGCGAGCTGGTATGAGGAGTTCAAGAAGTTTGGTACAGACTGGGAAATCTGTTCGTGCCCCCAGTACCTAATCAATGGCGACAGAAATCCAATGGATTGGTCACTTTGGGACAAGCCAGGACATGGGCGCGCCTGGTCGCTTGATTACGACGACTGGACGCAAACACAATATATGTACATATCTGGTGGATTCTTCATGATTAAAAAGCACGTCATGATTGAGGAACCTCTTGATGAATCGCGCGGGTGGAACGAAGAAGAAGACGTTGAGTGGTCAATGCGTGTGCGCAACAAATACGTAATGAAGTGCAACGGAAATAGTATTGTTCGTCACAACAAGTGGCACAGACATGCAGGACCCAATCCAAATGAAAAATAACTTTCTTGTCATCTTCGACCTCGATGGGGTTCTGATTGAATCACGAGAAGTTCACTACGATTCGCTGAATATCGCTCTAAGTCGAATTGGACAAGAGTATGTTATTTCCGAAGAAGAGCACCTATCCAGATATGACGGACTTGGAACAACTACAAAGCTAAAGATGCTCACCGAGGAAAAGGGTTTACCAGAGTCAGCGCATCAGCAAGTCTGGGAAGACAAGCAAAAAGCTACTCTCCAAATACTTTCAGGTTTTCCCAAAAACTATATAGCCATTGACATAATGCAGACCCTTAAAGAAAAGGGTTGGCGAATAGCTGTTGCGTCAAACGCTATAAGAGACACTGTAATTACAGCACTAGATGCAATTGGTGTACTCAAATATGTCAGTTATATAATGAGCAATGAAGATGTAAGGAACCACAAACCTCATCCTGAAATGTATTGGCAATGCATGGTCTCCCTTGATGCGACACCAGCAAATACTATAATTATTGAGGATTCCCATATCGGCAGGGAAGGTGCGCTTAGTTCTGGGGCAAACCTACATGCAATAAAGAACGCCAGCGACTTAAGCAAAGAACGTTTAATGCGCTTTGTTGATGAAATAGA